AATGAAAGTGCATACGCTTGATGGTCGGATTCTACAGTATCGACATCTGTCCAACCAGTTTCGATATCTTCTTGACTGTACTGGAAGAGTTCACAGGAAAGTTTATATGTGTATAGTTTACCAAGTTGGTAAAATGGATTTTCGTGTTCTACAAATTTAATTTCAAACAGACCATTAGTAAGAGGAAAGTAAATCAAGTCCCCTTCTTTTGGTCGAGTCATTGCAAGTTCTTGTTCGAATCTTTTCTTTGAAACAACCAAGGACATACTGTCACGAATTTCAAGACCGAACTTAGATATAAAATCACCATCTCCCTCGAATCCATCTACAGATTCGATGTACATTTCAATTTCAGTCCCACTTTCAAACTTTGAGATAGAATCTTCCCCGAACAGTTCATCCTTGTTTACAAGAGTTCGAGGAATATAAACCATATCTTGACCGTGAATTTGTATAGATTCAATGGTCAAGTCTTCAACAACCTTTTGTTCGTTGTTAGTGTGTTTGAAAAATGAATTCTTTGCCATCTATTATCCTACTATGAAGCCTGGTGGTTCTTCAAACTTTACTTGCATTTCTTCTTCTAATTTTTCTACTTCTTCGTTTGCTTGGTCGAAAATTTGCTGTCCATTAAAAGATACACCGCCTGGTAATTGAATGTTTTCAAATTTAGAGAGATTTGAACCCCATTGTCTTTTGAATAAAGCAGTGACATATTTTTTAAGAAGTCTATCTTTATATACTTTCTTAAATTGTTCGGGGTCGATTGATGCCCAAACTTCCATTGCAACATAATCACTCTCTGTAACTTCTTCCGACCAATCCATATCTAGATACAATCTCATTGTTGTACGAGTAAATCTGTATGATTTTGATGGGTCAAGTATCTGTTGAATCATTTCCATATTCTGACGCACCATAGTATAGTGTGTCATTGTACCTGAACTTTGCCAACCATACCAGTCGTTAAGAGCCAATTGATATTGCAAATCAAACATATTACTCGCACGGGTGCTAATATTAAAAACATTCGATACGCTTAGTACAGAATCATCGATAGCAGATATATCAATATATCCATTTGTAATGTCACTAGCAGTTATCTGGTGGGTGAGATACAATTTTTCTGCACCATCATAGTGATAGTCTGAAAAGAATTGCAATGCATCGTCGATTCTGTCTTCCAACTGAGAATCATCTACATTGATATCAATTACTGGCGCACCTAACCGCCGTAGAGCATAATCTTTTAACTGTTGTCTTGTAGCAGGTTGAGCCATTTTATCTCCCTTTTTCTACTATATGTATAAAGATAGAGAGGAATTTATATCACACGACAGCCACATTATCATAATCTTCTAGCAAATATGAAATAGTTTCTAATCCCTTTACAGAGATAGTAAACTGGTCACCAAGTTGTGCTAGTTTTAATTTGTCCCAATTAATAAAAATCTCATACTCAAGATATTTCTCAAGTTCTTCCATAAATTTCTCTCTATTTTCCTTTGGTATTTCTACCATTCCCTCTTCTTGTGCATCCTCACTGTACTTCTCAATCAGTTCATTTTGAGTTGCTTCAATTTGTTCCAGATGAGGATTTAAACTATCCACTAATCTTTTTATTTTTAATGAAGTGGCAATTGGAAGCGGTTCATCTAAAAGATGTTTGAATACGGGGTAAGACCTATACAATTGTTCATAAGTTATTTTCATTGGAATACTTCTCCTTCACTTTGAGTCTTTTTTCCTGTACTATATTTATGGTTTCTTCTTTGGGTCTACCTTCGACAAAGTGTTCCCACATAGCAACAATTAAATCTTTTATTGGAGGATATTCACCTTCTTTTGTAGATTTCGGTGGTTCTGCTTTTTTAAGATTTTCAATATATTTCACATCTTCTTGGATGGTTTCCAAGAGAAGATTCAAATCACCAGCCCTAGTTAGATATCTGTCCCCGTCGTTCCAAGGCGATTCTCCTAAACTCTGATTATTATCTGAATATAATATATGGCGACTTCCATCGTAAAAACGAGAAATCATTCCTTCGGGTAAAAAGTAATCTGGTTCAACTTCAAGAAAAAGTTCTAAATCAAATTGTTCACCGTTTATTTCAATAATGTCATCAGGTAAATGACGAAAAGAATTCATAATCAATATGTCCTAATTACTCCGTTGGTGAGTTCATCAGCAGTGGCACCTCCACGATTTGCACCAATGATACCAATTGCAGTTCCAAGGTGAATCGTACTATCAAAGGTTGAAAGGAATCCGTGTCCAGATGCTCCTGCTACCCAAGTAGATGCTCCACTGACACCACTACCCACTGATGTAGGTCCGCTCATTCCATCAGCAGTTAATCCTTGAATAACTTTTGATGCAGCCGAGGATGCGTTGATATAAGAATTATAACTTGCTTCAAAACCATTATTTTGGTTATAGTTTGCTGTAGCAGTAGCACCTTGCATATCAAGGTTTGAAAATTCTTTAACATTCATACCGTTTGCACCAGACCAATATGAGTTGCTTCCCTTCAATTTACCCTTACTACCATACTCAAGAATATAACCTGATTGTTTTGTAACACCCGCTAACGAAAATCCGTGTCCGTTATGCCAAGAGTTAGAATAAGGAGCAATAATTGTTGCATCTTCTTTGAGATGATATCCTGCTTCAGCGTTATAACTCATTCTGGAATTTGTAGCATATACTGTTGAGTTTTCTGCGTAAACTCCAGCCTTGCTATTTCTAAATCCAATTGAACCAGTTTTGTCTGACAATCCATATCTTGCATCGTGGGTTGCACCAAAATCAGACAAGTATGTTGCAGTCGTTCTGTCCATATTGGTTAAAGAAAGTGTAGAAGAATTACTTACACTGTATCCGTTACCTAGATTCAAACAAGACACACCATATCCTGCATTACAACTACTGTTATTTTTAACTTGAACACCATCACCAGAGTTTCCTACTGATATACTGTGAGTCATATCCAAGTGCGATTGGTTTGAAGATACATATCCATCTAAGTTACCAGAAGCGATGGTGTGATTTGCAGAAAGATTTGAGTTACTATCTGATTTAAATCCATACTTACAACTACCAACAACTGTTCCGTCAGCGTTTATGTCACCACTGTTCTGTGCGAGGATTCCAGTTTCGAATCCAAGAACCGCAACATTTTCGGTTTCTACTACACCACCACTGTTGTTTCCTTTAATTCCAACAGAACCATCTCCAACTGTTCGATATAATGCACCTGCACTAAAACCAGGACCACATATAACTAGGTCTTGAATCTTTGATGCTTTAACACCATCGAAAACAAGTCCACTGCTTGCTTGGAAGTTTACTCTACAGGGTAAGTGTTTTACCTGAATTCCATCATAGACTTTTCTTGTATTTGTAGTGGTTGGAGAGTAATCCCACCAATAACCATTACCACCACTGTATCCACCAAGTGAATCGATATGTGGAGCAGTGAATCCAGCAAAGTGACCAGTCGAGCCAGGGTTATAATCACTCGCAAGGGGAAGAACTGGTTGACCAGTGGTACTTGTTAATCTGTGTGCGGTTATACCCACCGTTGCACTGTTATAATCTGTTCCCTGAATATATCCTGCAAACTTAGCACCTAAATCACCAGTAGGGAATTTAGCGGAATCGGTATTAAACCTAATACCCTGCGGGGTGATATAACAAGCACTTGCACCAGATACACCACCGGCAGCATTTGTTGCACCCACCGAATCGGCGAGTCCTTTTACAATTGCTAAATTATCTGTTGGGTTTGTATGACGCACATGAACTAAAATTGTGTTGCTCGATATCGAACCACCAATATAATCTACACCAACCACTTCGTGACAACCCAATGCAAGAGTTTTACGAAGACTCATTGGTGCGGCGGTATAACCCAAAGAAGTCGAAACACTGGTATTCGAACCGAGTATATCAAAACCACCGGCATAAGTTATATCATCTGTTTTACCAATATCTGTATTAAAAGTATCAAAGTCAGTTTCAAGGAAGGTTGGTCCTGAAGTACCAGCCAAAGCAGAACTAGCAGAATAATTCGTATCAGTAATATTAATAAAATCACCAACATAAACATTACTTGCATCTTGAACAGTAAGTTCCATTAAGTAACCACCTGTTGCATGACTTCCACTAACAGGGTCATCCATTCCTCTTGCTGTACTATCATAATAATTAATACCAAATAGGCTTAGTGTACTTGAACCAGAACCTTTAATTACAATGTTTTCTGCTTGGGGGTGACGAATTGTCACAGTGGAATCATCGATAAGGTACTGATTCCATCCTGTCATTCCTGCTTCTGTTTTGATGACAATAGTTACAGTTACATCTTTTCCTAATCTTTTGTTTTCGAGGAAATTAAATGCTTCAGTTAAGGATGCCCAAGGATTCGTTTCTGTTCCTGTTTTTGTTGCATTTGTTTTTGGTGCAACATAATATGTTTGGCTGGTATTTAAAAGTTCTACCATACCTGCCGAATCTGTTGGAACATTAATTGCACTGTAATATGTCATTTATTTTTTTACCTCTGCTTATTTATAACGATTATCAATAAGGGTTGTTGTCCACATAAAATTCTGCATCTGCATAATAGTGGAAATTAATTTTATTTTTATATCCAGCAGGCAATGTTGTTTCACTGGTTCTTGTAATGGCATCAATATTTGTTTCACTACAATGGACACCCTTCTGACTTGCATTGGTATCAACATTGTGGCTTGTACTAGCACCACTTTCTCTGTGTGTCATATAGAATGAATCTTTTGCACCAGTGACAGGATTGTATATGGTTACTACTGGTCGGACTCTAAATCTTCTTTCGAACGGACAATTGAAGTGAGCAGTGTTTGAAATAACCCAGTCATCTTCTTGTCTTCGTCCTCTAGTAGTAACAGTGCCAGCATAGTTGGATGTTTCGTATGATTTTTGGAAGTATCTTTGACACTTAATTAATACATCATCATAATGCATTTGTTGGAAAGGAGTCGCAACTGAACCCGCTTCAAGTTGAACCGATGCTATTTGTAGCATTGGGTTTGTTGTGTCCACAACTGCCGCGGCATTTACTTGGTTTGCTGTAGCGAGAGCATTTCCGCTATTCCAAGAATTTGGGGTTGTATGCCAATCAGCACCTGCTGATGTGACAAATGCCATTGTCATACTCCTCGCTCTACCGAGACTCCACTGAGAGCGGTCATTTGGAAGAGGAACAGTAATGGTTTTCCAATACCATTCATTTGCTGTGGCAATAGAATACTCCGCAACATATGATAGACTTCCCGCGGCATTTCTAAAGGAAACACAGTGAGTTCCAACGGTATTGCTCTTAACCCAAAAACTCAAAGTCATACACTTTGCTGTCCAGAGTCTTCTGAAATCATAACCTTCCATATCATAGTTCAAAGTTGTATAGTTTGCTGATGACATTTCACTTCCTACAGTACAGTATATCTGTAAGGTATTGTGGCCTGGGCTTACATTCTTAATTGTATTATCATAGAATGGGTGGCCTGGGTCTTCTCTTAAAGTAAAGTTCGAAGCAGAATTGTCTGCAAATCTCCATCTATCTGCGGTATAAAAAGTAGTACTTCCTGATGTGGTGGTACTTGCGAATCCACCTGACCCTCTTTGCCATACATCAAAGTTTCCGTTGATGATAACATTTCTATCTGAATTTGAAGATGCAGTAACTACAAACTTATTTGCACCATTTCCTAGTGGTTCTGTGTCATCTGCACTTGGTACTGCACTGTACATAATGGCATCACCATTTTGTGGTGCGTTGCATTCACCTGCACAACTTCCACCGCAATTGGATGAGGAATCTACATCTGCTAAGTCTCTTAGATTTACAGTGAGAATAGATGCTTTGAAGTCAGCCTTTGCACGAATCAAATAATTCACTACAGTGAATGGGTGCATATTGTTATGTGCTAATCCACCACCAGAGTTATCTACTTGGATTGGTTCGTATACTTTACCGTAGTCTTGGTCATCTTCTCCTGTTGACCATTGATTCCATTCTGTACCAAGAATAGGTCCAGACACATCCATTAAAATTGTATTAGCACTACTGTCTACATCTTCACTTGTAGAGGGAGTACCAAAACCATATGTGAGTTCGTCGAGGGTATTTGCACGGTTACTGTCTGTACCCATTTCGTCTTTGAATACTACATAACTACCACCGTGATTGTGACTTGGTATTTGCGAAACACCAAGAATTTCTTCTTCTTTACCTGCGGAAGTTGCATATCCGATTGGTCTTGTACTGAGTGTAGCATTTGCTTCCATTACAGAGTTATCAATATTAACACCTAAAGGACTTCTGCCTCTCATATCGGGAAGTCTATAAAGATTTCCTACTCTTGGTCCGTGAGTTTCTCCCAACAAAAGTGCTAAGTCGGGGAAATCAGCACTGTTGAATTGACCACCATCACATAGCAACCAACCCGTAGGAAGTTTGCTTGGTTCATTTATGTCACCTGCATATGGAATAATCGAACCGAGTGGTTGAATTCCTTCCAGTTGAACTGAATCGGTTGCATCAAATCCACTTACCAAGCCAATGTAATTTACAACAATACCTTTACTTTGTTCGATACCAATCAACATTGTTTTCTTGATTGTACCTGTAACGCTTGGTGCTGTTGTTGTTAGTTCACCTGCTGTAGTGGATGAAAGAAAATAAACATCACCCGCAACAACTGGCAAGTCACCCTTAGTGACACCATTCAGATTTATTTCGCCAGCGGTAACTACGGTAAATGTGGAAGCAGTTGCGGATTCAATAATACCGATTGCTTCTGATGTTGAAGCACTATCAGCAATCGCTCTGACATATAAACCAGAACCACCTTCTGACATACGAACAACTTCGCCAGCCTCGAAATCGTTTGCTTGCTTAACGGTTCTTCGGTTACCCGAATTACCTGAACCTAAACCTGAAAATGCACTATATCCCATTTATTCTTACCTTTTAATCGTAGATGCTAAAGTCGAAGTGGTATGTACCATACAACGCATTCGAACCTTCCCCTGATAATAGTCTTTCTACTATGAATCCCTTACTTGGATTCACATATGTGATGTCATCATTTGTTGCACCACCACTGTATGTCTCTGTATTTAGTGTGTATGGACCATTATCAGCATAAGCACAATTTCCAGTTACTCCTCCCGCATTACCGAAAGTAGATGTGCTGAAGTTTTCCCATTGTGAATTGAATGCTCCATAATACGGATAAGGCATAGTATGCCATTGTCCCGCA